GGAATTAACAACATGAACACGATCCCATTTGACAATATTCCTTATGATAATATTAATTCCATCGGGAAACAATGGATTCGTAAATATGCGCTAGCGCTTAGTAAGGAGATGTTGGGACAGATCAGAGGAAAATTTACAACGTTACCAATTCCTGGCGAGACTGTGACATTAAACCATGCTGAATTACTTTCTCAAGCCAAAGAGGAACAAACATCTTTAAGAGATAAGTTGATGGAAATTCTCAAAGAGATGGAATATCCGACACTTGTAAAGACAGATCAAGAGATGACGGATGCAGCCACAAATGTATTGAAGTCGTCGCCACTTCCAATTTTTGTAGGATAACTAATGAATGTCTAATGAATGGAAACAAAACAAATCGCCGCCTCCTCCATTATTTCTTGGTAAAAAAGAAAGAGATCTTGTTAAACAAGTTAATGATGAATTAATTGAAAAAGTTATCGGTCAACAAATTCTTTATTATCCAATTGATTTAGAAACAACCAATTTTCATGAATTATATGGAGAGGCCATAGAAAAAACCTTTCTACCACCAATTCGCATATATGCATTAGTTGAATTTACAGATTTTGCTACAACCTATATGGAAAGTGCTGGAGTTGATAAATCTTGGGAAATTAATGTTCATTTTCACAAGAGAAGACTGGAGGAAGATCAAGATATGTACGTTCGTGAAGGCGATTTTGTTTTGTATGGCGATAATTATTATGAAATTATGAAACTTGCTGAACCAAAACTATTATTTGGACAAGCTACAAACCCGTTTGAGATTGCCGCTAGATGCCTTAGAGCAAGAAAGAGCCTATTCGATGCTACCTGATAATTTTGATTTTGCTATGTTGCCTCCTGGCAATTACAATTTAAATGAAGTAGGGATGTTATCTTCTACTATCGAAACAATAGACTATTCTATAATGTTATGGTTAAAAAAAGATTTAAATTTAAACGCTACTTCTAATAAGGGATTTATAAATGTGCCTGTTCTTTGGCAAGCGCCCGAAAGAGCATATCAAGTTAAACACAACAAAGATTTAAGAGATGACTCTGGCGCCTTAGAGCTACCTCTTATTTCAATTGAAAGGACTGGAATTGTTAAGGATCCCACAAGAAAGGGCGGATTTCAAGCTCAGATCTATTCAAAGAACAAAGACGGCCGCACCGGTCGCTGGGTTATAGCAAGAAGGATTGTGGAAGATAAAACAAGAAACTTCGCTACTGTAGGAAATACTCGGCTCGCCAACAATACATCAGGAACTAAACAAAGATATACTCCGAGAATAAATAAAAAAATTGTCATTCAAAGCTTGTCAATTCCTATTCCGATTTATATCAATGTTGAATATAAAATTTTGATTAAAACAGAATATCAACAGCAAATGAATGAATTAATGGCCCCTTTTATGACAAGAACTGGACAAATCAATGCCTTTATATTAAAGAGAAATGGCCATTTATATGAAGCATTCATCGATCAGGGCTTTACACACAATAACAATGTTGGAAATCTTGCTGAAGAGGAAAGAATATTCAACTCAGAAATAACAATTAAAGTATTAGGATATTTGATTGGAGAGGGTAAAAATGATGATCGTCCAATCGTTAGAATTGATGAAAATGTTGTTGAATATGTGTATCCGTCCGAAAGTGTAGTTCCTGAAGGGAATGATGATATTTTTCTTCCATAAGGAAGCGTTTCGAGATTAAAAATACTATTTAACTAATGATTGTACCTACAATTAGATGACTTCTAAAAAAAGGAAACCGCATAATGTCAGTAAAGAATTTTAAATTTGTATCTCCTGGAGTGTTTATCAATGAGATTGACAACTCCTTTATTCCCAAAAGTCCCGACGCAATTGGGCCCGTCATTATTGGACGCGCCGAACGCGGACTAGCAATGCAGCCTGTAAAGGTTGAATCGTATTCAGATTTTGTCACCATGTTTGGTGATACAGTTCCTGGAAACGGAGGTGGTGATGTTTATCGCGATGGTAACTATCAATCCCCTATGTATGGAACTTATGCCGCAAAGGCGTTTTTAAGATCCGATGTGGCTCCGATTACATATATTAGACTTCTTGGCTTTCAACACACTAATAACACAGCCGCGGGCCGTGCTGGATGGTCTACAGTAAAGACTCCAGCGCACACCGCCATGGACAACGGTGGTGCTTATGGCTTGTGGTTGTTTCATAGTGGTACACTAGCGGCATGCGGAACCGGTAGTTTAGGAGCTATTTGGTATTTAAATAGCGGAAGCGTTATTTACTTAAGCGGTAATTTGCGCGGCGGCGGTCAGGGTAAGGCCGAAGCCAACATTACTGCGGCAGCCGGCGCTATGATCGGTTCTGATTCAAGCAATCTTTTGACGGCTTATATTAGTGGTGCCAATGAAATACAAACAATTAAATTTAATTTTGATGATACAAGTGAACATTTTATTCGTAAAAAGTTTAATACTAATCCCCAACTTGCATCTAGTGCTGGTACATTTTATCCTGCCTCTGCAATCAAAGATTATTGGTTGGGTGAAACTTTTGAACAAGACATTCGTGATGATGGCGTTTTTAGTGGTTCTACAGCCGGTGGCACGCAAGGAATTATTTTAGCAATTCGTAGTGCCTCTAGTGACTATGATCCATCACAAATGAAAGATCAAAGTTCCGTAGAGGCCAAAGCAGGTTGGTTTATTGCTCAAGATCTTGGTCAGCCTGGTGATTATGTTCCTTTTAATCAGCAGAAGTTGTTCCGTTTGATTGGCCGCGGCCACGGAGAATGGCTGCATAAGAATTTAAAGGTATCAATTTATAAAATTAGACAGGCTACTAATGCATCAAGTGATTATGGTTCATTTTCATTAATAATTCGTATGGTAAATGATACCGACAATGTCATACAAAGTGTAGAGAGATATGATAATCTTACATTGGATCCAAGCTCTCCAAACTTTATTGCTCGTATAATTGGTGATCAGTATTATTCATGGGATGACACTGAACGAAGGCTTTCGCTTTATGGTGATTATCCAAATATGTCTAAATTTATTCGTGTAGAAATGAACGCAGATGTGGAAGCGGGTGCTACCGATCCAGTTTTGCTTCCATTTGGATATTTTGGCCCTCCAAAATTTTCAACTGTAGTTGATGTTTTTGGAAGTGGCAGTAATCTCGCTGTCCAGCAGAGTGTCACTAACGCAGGGGTATCTTGGATTAATTCTTTTATTACCGGTGGGTACGGAATTCCAACCGGTGACGGTCTAAACGTCATTTCTGGTGGCCTACCCGGCGATTGGATCCACACGACCAGGCTTACGGCATCTCTGAAATTCCCGTCACTCAGACTAAGAGTGTCCGCATCGGACGGTGGCCTGAGTGATGCGCGCAATGCCTATTTCGGTTTCCAGAACACCAGAACAGTGAGTTCTACTCGCGCCGATAGTGGAATGGGAGATCCTCACAGACGTTGGTATGCTGGATTCCCTGACGACCCCACAAGCACTACTGTTCAGGGGGTTGATGGATATGCATACGTATTCTCTCTCGATGATATAGTTTTAAGTGGTTCCTCAACGTCCGGTTTCTATTATGAATCCGGATCCAGAGCAAAAAGCACTTCTTACACATCGGGTACATATACTGACTTATTAAATTCTGAAGTGAATGCTTTTACAGCACCTTTCTGGGGCGGTTTTGATGCGTTTGATATTAAAGTGCCAGATCCGCTATATAACAAGGGGATGAGCAGCACTTCCACTTCTGAGAACAGTTATGCTTACAATACGTTAAAAAGAGCTATTGATACAGTGTCTGATCCAGAATTTGTTGATATGAACTTATTGACTGCTCCGGGTGTAACTTTGGATAGTCTTACCACACATATGGTAAGGGTTTGCGAAGAGCGCGCAGATGCCATGGCCCTTATTGACTTAGCAGATGTTTTCATCCCAAGTCATGAGCAGTATTATTCTTCTAAATCTAGCCGAGTTGGTACTACACCAACTACTGCTGCGACTGCACTTAAGAATAGACAGATTGACTCTAGTTATGGAGCTACTTTCTATCCTTGGCTACAAGGGCGCGATGAGGAAACTGGAAAGCTCGTTTGGGTTCCGCCAAGTGTTGCTATGATGGGTGTGCTAGCCAGTTCTGAAAGAAAAGCAGAGCTTTGGTTTGCTCCCGCTGGCTTCAATCGCGGCGGCTTATCAGAAGGTGCCGCAGGAATGCCAATTCTGAATATTTCCGAGAGGCTTACATCTAAGCAAAGAGATTTGCTTTACGAGTCTAACATTAACCCGATTGCTTCTTTCCCATCCTCTGGGATTGTGGTTTTCGGCCAGAAAACGCTTCAAGAGCGTCAATCTGCCCTGGATCGAATTAATGTGAGAAGGCTCGTAATATTCATGAAGAAGCAGATTTCTATTCTTGCTACTAAGATTTTGTTTGAACAGAATGTGCAAGCAACCTGGACTCGATTCAAGGGACTCGTTACACCATTCTTGGATAGTATGGTAGTGAGATTTGGCATTACAGATTATCGCCTGATTTTGGATTCATCTACCACCACTCCGGATTTGATTGATCAAAACATTTTGTATGCGAAGATTATGATTAAGCCGGCGCGTGCAATTGAGTATATTGCTATTGACTTCGTCATCATGAGCACAGGTGCTTCATTTGATGATTAAAAAATATGAGGTTTTTCCTCACAATACTATTTAATATAGAGAATATAGAATAAGGAATTTATATAATGTCATTTTGGTCACAGACAGACTCATCTATTATGAAAGATCCGAAAAGAAAATTTCGGTTTAAAGTAGAATTTTCGAATATGAACGCCGAGAAAGGCGGAGGCGGCTCCACAATGTGGTTTGCTAAGACAGTTAATAAGCCATCATTTACGATTAATGCAGCAGAACATAAATATTTAAATCATACTTTTTATTATCCCGGTAATGTGACATGGAATGAAGTCACTTTGGCCTTGGTCGATCCCACCGAGCCAGATGCCGCGGCCCTATTAGCAGATTTTTTAGTAGATTCCGGTTATGCTGTACCAACAGATCCTACTATGTCTGAAGAAAAAACGATTTCAAAAGCAAAAAGCGCCGGCGCGTTGGGGGCAGTTACTATATCTCAAATTAATGCCGACGGCACCCCCATTGAAGCTTGGACATTGCAAAATGCTTGGATTTCCGATGTCAAATTTGGTGATTTGGAATATGGAGCAGATGATTTAGTTCAAATTGATTTAACATTAAAATACGATTGGGCCACCCTCACGCCGATTGATGGCGGCGCGCGTTTCTAAACTACCTCGTAGATGATAGGTAAATCTTTAGTAAATACACAATAAAACAAGAGGTGTAAATTGTCAAGAAATAAAGAGCGTCTAGGAGGCGCTCAACAACGGGACACAAGCCCACCACCGGCCGCGATGCAGCAAACACAGGCGG